TGTAATATCTACAGGGTGACTAAAATCAAAAGTATCTGTTGATGCATCCCATAGAATTGTAGCATCAGTTGATGAATTTACTGCATCTTGAATTGTAATGCCTGCTCCATTAACAGAAGCCGACGTGTCGCCTGTTCCATAATTTAAAATAATATTTTTATCTTCTACTTGAAGATTCTGAGTATTAAGTGTGGTTGTAGTACCATTTACAGTAAGATCTCCTGATACTACAAGATTTCCCGCAAATGTGCCCGTATTTGCAGAGATAACAACATTTGAGCCATCCCAAGTTATATGCTGGCCGCTTGGATCTCCAATACTTACTTTATACTGAGCTCCTGTATAGCCTAAAAAGAAACCATTCCCAGTATTAAATGCAGTTTGTCCTCCTTTAATAACTCCACCAGAATTTAAAACAATTCCAGTATCCGCAGTAGTAAGACTTATTCCAGCATTAACTCCAGTTTCAGCCTGACCTTGAGGGGCTAAATTTTGTACTTGTCCTATAGTAAGATCAAGAGTAATAAAAGTATTGCCTGTAGTGGCCATTAGTTAACTCCGTTTATACGTGCTACTGCAGCATCTGCATTTATATCTGGACGAAACGTTGCTCTCCACATATTCACGCTGCTTGTGTCATCTCTAAAAATTCTATCAATTCTTACTTTAGTATCTGAGACTATTTCTAAAACTTTTGACACGAGAGTAGCCGTAGAACTGCTTGTTGGTACTGTGCTCTTGAATGCTACTATGTCACCCACCGCAAGAGAAGAGTTAAATCCCGATCCAGTTATAACATCGTCGTATGCAAGAATAGCAATTGATCCTACAGATGTAAACTCTGTTTGACCTCCAGAGCCGTCTCCAATAGGTCTCCAAAAACCAGTTCCAGTAAGAATAGAAGTATTCCACTCATAAAAAGCAATCGTAGCCGCACTCGCATCAAAAATAATAAAAGTTTGAAGGCCTGAAGGAGCATTTGAAATATCTACACTCTGAGTTGTTAGTGTAACAGCAGTAAAAGGTGTAGCAATAGATGCAACTACAGGATTTGCATTTTCAAACTGAAAAGTATTTCCATTTGAAGTAACAAAACCATTAGTGTTGGATCTAATTCCCATAGGCATTCCTCCAAATATACGAGGAACTGTTTCTTCTCTGTCATCTAAATTAGATAAAGAAACCGTTGTTGTTTTATGCTCAGAAAAATTTCCTTGTGCAGATACAACCCTTACTTTAAATTCGTATTTTCCTGTAGATAAGTTATCAAAGGTTGCAGAAGAGCTACTTACTCTAAATGGTGAAGGCTTCTCTTCATTCTCAGTATTATGAGTAACTTCAAAAGTTGCTATAGAATCAAACTCAGGAGGGTTCCATGAAATAGTAACAGAAAAACGTCCATCACTAGTTTCTGATACTAAACTTTTTAGTCCTTCTACAGCAGGCACTGTTTCAGGCTCTGTTTCATTTATAATTGTAGGTGGAGTTACTCCTACTTTATATCTTTTCTCTATCTCTTCGTATTTTTCATTTGAGTGTTCAACTGCAGAAATATTATATATGTTTTTATCAGTTTGCGAAATACTAAGAATTTTGTATAATTTTTTAGATCCTTGAACGTCTTGACTTTGTGAGTCAAGTTCTCGAAGTGCCCAGATAGTATTCGCTACAGGAGTAGTTCCAAAAGTTCCTGAGCTTGCTATAGTAACCGTAGTTGCTGCTGCTCCCGGATTTGTTATTGTATTTGTTTGTACAAAAGAGTGTTCTTTCCATGCAATTGAAAGAAGAGCACTGCCACTACTATCCACAAAAGCATTTGATGCACGTTTTTCAGTATCTAAATTAGTCAGAGAGTAAGAACCACTACTGTGTACAAAAGCTTGAGGAATACGATCTCCAGTATTATAAGTAACTCCATTAACAGTAACTGCAGAGTCTCCTGTATAAAAAGCAGCAGATTCTGTAACAAGTGTACTTAGTTCATAAGTAGTTCCTGAATTAAAAGTAATACTGCGATCCATTGTAAGAGTAGTTGAAGTTGCTGAAGACACTCGTCCGCTATAAGAAATCCCTGTTCTGTCAGCATCTTGAATATTAATTACATCTCCGGGTTTTAAGAATGCTGCCGCAAGAGATGTTGCAAAACTTACTATTTCTGTCTGATTCTGTGCAGTATAGAGTTTCCATTTTCCAAGACGAGTCGCTTGTCCTTCAGAAGTTGCCCCAAAAGCAACTGCATTTTGAGAAATAATTCTTCCTGTTCTTGCTATACTTTCTCTATCTTCTACAATTAGAGGCACCGGCTCAAAATTAATTGTAGGGTCATTCCAGGTAACAACAACTTGATTTGACTTAGCTCTAGAGGTTGAAGTCTGGTAGCTAAATGCTCCATCAATTACATTACCTTTTGTAAAACTATACACGGGATCTTGAGGAGTGTCCTGAACTACTGTAAGTTTACTGTCCATCCAGTAGATCATACCAGTAAACATACTTGCCATATCTTTTAATACTTTATATACATCTGTTGCTTTTGTTAAAAATATATTTGCACGATACCGAGGCTCTAAACCATAAACAGTACCAGTTCCTGTACCAACAGAAGTTGCACGAAACTCTGTATCAACAGTATTTGCAGAAGAGCCATGATTTGTAAAAGTAGTATTCCCTACCGTTTTTATTTTGTAATGGTCTCCTATAACAATATCTGTTGCATTATGTATTTTACCATCTTCTACAAGTTCATCACAATATCGAGAAATTCTATATAATGCATATTTATCTATTTCATCTCCTGATATCCACTTGCCAGCTCCATAACGATTATTAGTAACAAGATCCAAAAAGATCCATGCTGGATTATCAGTATATTGCAACTCTGCTTTATAAGTTCCGTCCCAAAACTCTTCATATACTGCTTTACCAGTAGTTGAATATTCTCGAGGAGTATAAGTTGAAGGAACTTTTACTTTTAAACCTTTAAGAAGATAACTTCTTTCAGGGCTATTGTTAAAAAGTTTTGATGAAAAAGCAATTTGACACAATGAAGTATAAGGAAAAGAAAACTTATCCTTAATTATAGCTCCTAAACCACTAATTGAAGCCTTAGCAGCAATCTGCCATTTTTTTCTATCCGGTCTACCATCATTTGTTCCATCAAATGTTACTGATAAACCAATATGGCGAGAAACTCGAATGATGCGAATTTTAAAATCTTCAAAAGGACGATAATGATCTAAATTAACTCTGTGTTCCCAAGATATAGGAGCATTAGTATCACCGGAGTGTTGAACATATTCTCCTTCATTAGCATATATGTCTGTATAACTATTATTAAATGCTCCATTCTGTTTTGTATCTATTTGCATTAAGTAAAAAACGTATGCCGTTTCACTGTTTCCTTTATTTAAATTAAGCGTTTGAAGAGCCGGGTATGCTATACTAAAATAGACTTCATCTGCTTCTCTAATCTTTGCGGCTGTATCTAGTCCGAAGTCAGCTGAGTCTAAAATTGTTTCATTTGCATTTCTATCACTTGACTGCCCTTCAGGATAAGAAGTAGAACTATTATCAAATAAAGATATACTTAATGCACTTGCTCTAGAATCAGAAAGTTGTTTTAATTCTGTTAAGTTTATTCCTGAAGTACTCCCCAGTATTGCTGAGCTTCCTCCTTGAGCACTTAATAATTCATTAAGCGGAGCTTGATTCAATTCGCCTGTTCTTATTGCAACCCCTAATTTATCAAATTTCTCGAAGAAAAGATCAGTAGCTCCTAGATGTTGATTTGGAGTATAAACAGCACTGATAAACTCCACAGGATAAGTTCCGTTATCTATACTAGCAGCTAAAGTAAAAGAGGAGCCAGGAGTAACATTATGAAGAACTGCAGGAACCTTATAAATAATTTTTACAATATAATCAGTAGCATTTGGGTACAAATTAATATTACTAGTGCTATCATCAGGAACAAAAGTTAAAGTATTATTATCAACAAGTGTTGTTTGCCCTCTTACATCTACTCTTCCACTTTTTATTAAACGAGCCGATCTATTTGGGAATCCTTCTGTTGTATGACTACTAGTAAAGGGAGTTCCACTACTTGCATCAAGAGTAATTCTTGTTTGTTGCGTATCTGTATGTACAGCCGCGGTAGTTGTAACTTGTTGACTAAAAAATTCTAAAAATAAATTTCTAGTTATGTTTCGTTGAGTTATATATGAAGGTAGTATAGCTGATGAATTAAAACTAGCAGTAGTATTACTAGTAACAGTAAGAGTTGTTGATGAGCCGGGGACAAAAGAGCGTAGTGAGATATCTTTTACAGAGTTATTATTCAAGAAAACACTTCCAACTCCATTAGAAAGACCTGCAATAGGTCCTTCACAGAGTATATCTGTTATACCTACATTCTGTGCAGTATCTCCTGGCGCTGTTGCTGCAGTGAAGCCTCTAGTATTTGTCTTATTACTTAATCCACCCATAATTTTTTCTCACTTATGATCCACAAATACATTATCTTGAAAATGCCCTTGTCCCGACCCGGAGCCTCCAGTTGAAGTTCCTGGATTCGAGGTTCCTGCGGGATCTGGATTTTCACCAGTATCAGTTATTATAGTGGGAGCAGAAACAGTAACTCCATTATAAAAATATCCATTTTGATTCCTAACTACCATACTTATAGGCCTTCCTGGAATACGAAGCTCTCCGTACAATACAGGAACAGGATCTCCTTCTACTAATGTCTGTCCAGATCCTTGAAATAAGTAACTTTCATCTTGTTGAGAGTCAACTGAAGGATCTGGCATCATCATTTGTTGAATACCTGTCTGCGCAAGACTAGAAGCAAATAAAGTTGCTACAAGTGCTTTATTTGTGCCTACTAAAACTCCCGCACTTCCTCCTCCTGCTATACTTCCGAATCCAGATGCTAATGTTTGAAAAGAAAAACCAGCCGTAAATCCACCAGTGCCTATTGTAAGTGCAACTAGAGCTATAGCTGCTAATATTTTTCCTGGGCCGCTTTTTGATCCTGCGGGCTGAGGAGAGATATACATATCCCCTTCTTGGAAATGAAGAAGTAGTTCTTTTTCGCTCTCAAGAGGGCGTCCTTGAACTTCACAGATGAATCCAATATTTTTTTCGTGGCAGTCTAATAAGTATTCCCTAAAATCAGAAAAGTTAACTTCTAGACATCTAAACACATCAGAAACAGAGCTTGCAGAGATTTGCAACTCTTTACCATATTTTTCTCCAAGCTGTCCGTCTAAATGTACGTTACGTAGCATATCTATAAATTCCTACAATCTTTTTATACCAAAAAGGAAGAATTGATTCCCTGCAAGAAAGTCTGTTTTCTGCATGATGAAAAAATACATCATTTCCTAAATATATTCCACAATGATCTGGAACATCTGCTTTTACCTGAAAAACTAATACATCATTCTTTTTGGGAGTGTCGACTTTTACAAAACCCCAGGTTTTTATATTTTCTTCTGTAAAATAATTTAAATTCTTCTCCCACCAATCATCTTCAAAAGGAACTCTTGGAGGTATGTTTATATTTTCTTGCGCTAGCCAATCTCTTGAAGCTTCAAAACAATCAGAAACGCCAAATTTATATTCTCGTCCTATTAAGGGATTAACTCTTTTTTTCGGGTGTTGTATATGTAAGTCCATTTCTGGGTAACTAAAAATATAGTAAGGTATTCCAAGAACATTACAATTATTTATATCATTCTCGCTTGGAGTATTTGAAGCGTCTGGATGACTATGTACTATACCTACTATATCCACAGATTTTTTTAGTTTTAAATAATCTGAAGATGATATAATAAAATCATCATCGTCAGAAGCAACGTTTTCACAAGGAAAAAACTTTTTCTTTCCCTTTACAATTCCTATTACGCCACATCCTTCTCTTGGGTATTCTTTTTTAAAATGCTCTTGTATATCATCTATCATTTAAACTGTTTCGTTCCTGGAAACCCTCCAAAAGGTAAACAATGGCTAGTGTCTAAAGTATCGTTTGTACTATTTCCTTGAAATCGTACCTTACAAGAAGAAATAAGTTTACCACAAACATCTAATCGAAGCCAATAAGCTCCATTTGTATTTGGATCTTTATTTGTAGGAACTGCTGTGCGTGCTTCCCAAATTTTAGTAGTATTATTATTTGTAGTTTTTACTTTATTTCCGGCACTATAAGTACCAGAAGAACTATAAGCACTAATTGTACTAATGTCTTTTGTAATAACATCATCATTTATATCGTAAAATCTTCCATTGCTGTCAAGAGGCCAATGACATCCTCCCTCTCCTGCAGTAAAATATCCTTGATATCTCCACGGACAGTATTTACCAATAATAACTCGACCAGGAATTACTACTCCCTCTATATCTGCGGGACTTGCTAACTCAAATTCTACAGTAATTGCATTTTCTGAAGCTACTCGATCTACAATATAAGTGCTGGAAGGAAACTCAACAGGAGCTGCTGTAGGAGCAGAATCTGATTGTTTATAAGTATGACTAAATAAAGTTCTTCGATAGGTTACTTCTGTATATAAAAGATCTTTATTAGACTCTATGCCCTCTGCATCTAAAATACTTTTTAAAGTTTCTTCGTCTGCAGTTCCATCACTACCATTACTAAGAGTTCTAGCAAGAGAAGGAATATTTGCAAGGCGCAAAGTTGGACGAGCCTGTGGCCCGTCTGACGTTAAATCAATTCCTTCTAATTCAATTGGTAAAGCAACATATTCTTTTAAATTATAAGTACTTCCACTAATCGTTTTTTCAGGAAAGTAAATATTAGCATTACCAGCCCCTTCCATACCATTAAATAAGTAAACAAGTGTTCCATTTGGAAGAGTAATATCAAATAACTCAACAAGAGAATCATTAACTTCTTGTAATTGTACTGTATCAATTAAATCTGTCACGGCTCATACACTCTTCGTAAATTACAGCTTAATGAATGAAAAGAACCAGAAATATAATTAATATTATATCCGTCACAAACTACTTTTAAATTTGTATCGCCTGCATGATCTGTTACTGTAAATGTAAAACTTTTTGCGGCCTTTGCATCAAAAAATGCAGCAATTTGATTGATAGTTGCAGCAGTGCGATTATTGAAAGAAATACTAAACATATCGTCTTTTGTGTTAATACCATCTTTTACTCGTTGCTCATAGCCATCTCCAAATCTTGCTGTTAATACTCGATGCATAGACTGTCTTGATAGTCCACGATCTGCTACTACAGTAACAGGAGATGAGGGATCACCTGTTGCTATGTCTCCTGCTCCAATTGTAAATTGAAATTGTTGGGCCATTAGGCTACTCCGTATGGGCTAAGCATGCCGCCTGCTCTCTTTTGCTTAGCAAGTTCTTGTTGTACTGCTGCGGATATCGCAACTCCTAATTGTTTAGCCTGGCCTTCTTGATTTTGTACGTTTGTTTGTGCATTTCCTTGATTGTCAACAGCAACATTTACCGTTACATTGTTTTGTTGTCCTGCTCCAGTTAGTTGGACAGGAATCTCTCGTCCATTTGGAAGAGGAACAACAGCTTCTGTACCATGCAAGGTAGCAAGATACCCTGCATCAGGTCCTCTTGCAATTCCTCCGGTTGCATAACTTTTCTCCATTACGCCACCGTATCTAAAGAATTTTCCTCCCACTCCCGCACCTCCAGCTCCTCCAGGAGTAATTGTAGCAGTTGTACCAGTTGTACCAGTAGATACTGTAGCTGCTGTAGCTGCTGTAGCTGCTGCACTACTTCCGCCAAACAGGTTGCCAGTAATAGCACGAAAAATTAACATTTTAATTGTCATTTGAAGAATATACGAAACAATTGATCTAGCCATATCTGCAAATGCTTGTTTTGCGCTTTTTGTTCCACTTAAAATCGCATTAAATGCACTTGACATACCCTCTTCAAAAGTTTTTGCTACTCCATCTGTGAGTACATTTATATCTTCAAGTTCACTTCTCATAAGTTTTAGCTTATCTATGTTTCTCACTAAATCTGCTATGGCCGCTGCTCCTTCAGTGGCTACTCCGATTTGTGCTGTTCTTCTCGCACCTGGCAATGTGCCAATAACTGCGTCAACAGCATTAATTGCATTATCTGCTGCAATTGATATTCCTGGATTTTCTTTTCTATTCTGTATTTCTATTGTCCTTAATCTTTCTTTTTCTAATTTAAATTGAGCCTCAAGTAAATCATACTCTATATCAATTAAGTCCATTTTTCTTTTTACTTCATTTACAATCTGTTCTTCTTTTTGCTTGAGAAGTTCAGTTTCAAATTTAATTCTTGCATCTAACTCTCTTCGTTCTTGGTTTATGTAGCCAAAAGGTCCGCTTGCAGTTACTGCTAAGCTTTGTTCCATATCTGCACGAGCTTGTTGAGTTGCTATATCTTGAATTTTTTGTCGCGTAGCAGCTTGCTTTTGTAGTTCTTGGGTTACTTTTTGCTCTACTTGTAGTATTGATTGTTCTAACCCTAATCTTTCTTGCTCGTTTCGAATGGTTTCAAGGTCTTTCGCAAGGTCTCGTTTAGTTTCTAATATTCCTGCAATTTTTTGCTCTAACTCAAGTTCTAACGTCAATTTTTCTAAAGCATTTATATCATCTTGCTCGAGTCCGTCTGCCAACGCCTTTTTAGTAAATACTATATCATTTATTTTTTGTTCGATATCTAGCTGCTTATCTACACTAGCAGTTACAGCATTCTGGGCTTCTCTAAGTGCTCGAGAGCCTGCAGCTTGTCCTACTACTTCATTTGTAAGTTTTATTTGTGTATTTAACTGCCGCTCTGCAGATTTTTGTGCACTTTGTCTAAATTCGTCTATTAACTCTATTTCATTTCGCAGACGTTCAAGAGTCTTAGTTTGGGCGTTGGACAAGCCTCCACCTTCTTTGACCACCTCGAGTGCATCTGCTTGTTTTTCTAAAGCGTCTAGTGTATTTTGTGCTCCTGATTTTGGAGAAATAGTATTTTGAAAACTTCGAAGTTGAGCAGTAGCATCTTTAGCTAGCTTAGGAAGCTCGTTAATTGAGCTTCCTAGTTCCATGGCCGCAACAGCTGCAGCTTGTATTGTTTTTGGCTCTGCGCCAGGATCCTCTAAAAGGTTTTTAAAATTAGTAAAAGCCGTAAAACTTCTACCTGTTTCTTTTTCTAAAATATCAATTGTTGTAATTATATTCTGAAAAAACTTATTCGCTTCGGTTGCTGATTCAGGTATTTCTTCTATTGGCCCGGCTCGTCTTGCTTTTCTTCCACGAGATCCCGGCTGCTCCCTTGCCGCGGTGGCTTTAGCTACTCTCTCACTTTCTACTGAGAACTGTTTAAAATCTTTTATAGTTTGTGTAAGAGTCTTCGAATCTATGCTTGAGAGTACGTTAGCTATATTACCAAAACCTGCAGCACTTGTCGTGCCCCTAGCTATAACTCCTTGTATTTGTGCAAAGTTTATTAGTTCTTTGTTTAAATCTGCAATTTTCTTTCTTTGGCCTTCAAGAACAGTCTCTGAGAGTGGAGTTTTTTCAGTATCCTCTTCTTTAATAAACAATGATCTAAGTAATTGAAAAGCAGTTATAGCAATGCCTAAGTAACCTGCAAAATTTAAAATTCTTACGCCAAAATTTAATATAGCAGCACTAGCAGTTTTAATTGCAGTAGCCATTTTAGTATAGTGTAACGTAGCTTGTGTTGTGTAGATTTGTGTTTTTGAAAGTTTATTTTGTTCTGCTAGCTCCATTTGCTGAAAAGCTTTTTGCATATCTAAAGCTATTTCTGCACTTAAACCTTTAAATATACCTTTAGTAACAATACCATGTTTTATATAATCTTTTTCTAGTGCTCCTAATGCTTTTTTAAGGTTGGCTCTATTGGGACCTTTAGTTAAAGTGTCGCCTTCAGCAACTTGACTTATAATTGGTGATTTAGCACCTGCATCTTTTGCTGCCTTGCCTGCTTTTTGAAAATTACTTTGTAAAGTACCAAGATTATTGCTTGCTAATTTTGCTTGTTGTTGTACTTTCTCTAAAGATTTTACTTGTAAATCTGCTGATTTTTTCGCTTCATTTGCAATATCTGCAAAGCTGATCCCCATAGCTGCTAAAGGACCCCGCAATAGTAGTAAAAAAGAAGCAATAGCTAAAGAAGGCGTATCTTGCAAAACTTTTGCTAAGGGCCCGACTACTACATCTACCAATTTTTGAATTTTCATTACAATATCGTCGAAAGCCTTTCCGAGCTGAGCATATTGGTTAGGACTTCTGCCGACTATATCTAGTACTTCACTATATTTTTTCTCTGCCTGAGCTAAAACATCATTTACGACTGCTTGACTTCTTTCAAAAGGAGTTAGCTCCTCTCCTGCTTTATCTATTGCAAGACCATACTCTCTAGTAGCATCTTCCAGTCGAAGAATAATACCTAATTCATCTAATAATTCTGGTTCTGCTTTTGTAACACCTCTTACCAAACGATTAAAAGAGTCTGTTACGTCTCTTCCTAAAATTTGTGAAGCATCATTCGCAGCTTTGCCAAGTCTTGTTAGCTGATCTGCATTTAATCCTGCAGCAGTTCCTATTGCAGCAGCTTGAGCGGCATCTCTGAAGGCTATTTGTGCATTTGTAGTT